AGTTGCTGGCGTCCCTTGACCAAGACAGCCCTGTCACAAAAAAGGAACTGAATGAAGCGGTAATGGATGCCATGCTGAAGGCTCTGGATGCATGGCAGGAAGGGGCGGCATCGCCGAAAGGCCCCAAACCTCGCAAGAAGTTTCCGAAGGAGTAAGCCTCCATATTCTGGAGGTTGCCGCGTTTCATGGCGCTCACAATGTGAGCCCCATAGCTGCAGCGTTGCAGAGCGCTTCTCAAAAACGCCCTATGTTGAACATAGGGTGCGCAACCGTTGCCACCGCCTGTTACTCCTGCATGGACGCAAAATATGAAACGTGACACTACCAAGCTCAGACACGCTCTACATAACCCTGCCAGTGGCTATAATGCGCTGATCAATATGCGCAGCCTTCTAATTGATGCGCTTGATGAGTGGCCGCAGTTCCGCTATCAGATAGCCGATCACTTACTTCCGTGGGGGCAGCTCATTAATCCGCGCTCGCGTATGCAGATCAATACCCTTCTGAGCTACATCAACGCGAATCGTATTCAAGGCCGTTCCGAAACCGAAGACTTCATTGAAATGTGCAGCGGGCTATTATCCTCTCCGTAAGGCTCGTTATGGATTACAAAAGCAACATCTTCCGGTTCTACGCGTGCTAAATCTGCCCTTGCATAGATTTCATGAAGGATGAACCCCCGCTGGCATTCGGGAAGGTCAAGCGCAACCTCTCCCTGAGCGCCACGTTCGGCAACGGACGTCGGGACTCTGATACAGCGAGCGGGAACCAAGCTTTCCCTTTCCATAGCGCCCTCCTCAAGCGTTCACTCGTCCGCCGTGGCCAGACACACCCCGTCCAGCGCAAACATCACATCGTCGATCTCATTGCGCGGCAGCGGCGAAGGGTGCGACTCCAGCCAGTCGGAGATCTCCCGCGCCGACAGGGGCAATGGGAACGCCCCCGCCATGCCAGCGATGTACCGCCGACCGCGAGACACGTTCCGGTACAGGTTGAGCAGGTAGGCGGTTAGCGGGTCATTCTCAGGCTCGCCGGGGATCGCCATCTTCAGGCGCGAGTAGACCGCCCGCCGCTTTTCGCTTTCCCCGCCCCACTCTTGCTCCCATTCGAAGCGGCAGACGGCTTTCCCACCGACTCAGCTCGCTCTTCAATGGCCTCATTGGCTGTTGCGCCCCCCTCGCGCAGGACGAAAACGAAGAACTCGACGTTGGTTTCCAGCAGTTCGGCGGCGATCGCCGGACTGTACTTGATCGGGTTGCCTTCGGCGTCCAGCACGCCCTCCCAGTCCTTCACAATGAAGTGGCTGAGCAGCATCGAGTGGTTCTGGTGTTCGGTCTTCTCGCCAGCGACCACGCCCACCTGCCCCTCTTCAAACCGCGCATCGTTGCGCTGAATTCGGCGGCGCATGCGCTCCAGCGCGACCTGATACTCAGGATTGTCAATGCCGGCCAGCAGCACTTTGGTGTCCTTGTCGAAATTCGCCCAGCGCTCGCCGGTGACAGCCGGCTTCTTTTTGCCCAGTTGCAGAGCCATGGTAATTCCTCAACGCCGCGCCAATAAAATGGCCGCCCCGGCCGGCGTGAATGCCGGGGCAGCCAAAGGTCGAGCAGAGTTACGCAGTTACGGTGATCGCCGCCGTTCTGGTTTTGGTGACGTCCGACACGCTGGTGGCGGTGATCGTCGCGGAGCCGGCGGAAACGCCGGTGACTAGGCCCGAAGAGCTGACAGTGGCAACGCTCGGCGCCGAACTGGTCCAGGTGACGTTTTGCGCGGCTTCGGCCGGCAGAGCCGAGGCAGTTAGCTGACGAGTCGCAGCCACGGCAATCGATGCGGTCGTAGGCGCCACCGAGACGCTGGTCACCGGCACGAACGGAACGCGAGTGATGGTCGGACTGACCTTGGCAACGGTGTAGTTCAGCGTCACCTCGATCAGGTCTCGCTTGCCGCCATTCGGCAGCTCGCCATCGACCTCAACTGCAGGGAAGTTGAACGTGTATTTGTTGCCCAGGCTATCGGTGATCGGGAACACGACGCCGATTGGCGCGCGGGTGAAGGTATTCTTCCAGATCTCCCACGCCCGCTTCGACCAGGCCAGCGTGATGCTGCCGGTGATCGCCGCTTCGGTCGCAATGTGTGCACCCGGACCAAGACTGTCAGAGCCAAGGCAGCGCTGGGTTTGCAGGCTGTTGTCGAGGTTAACGGTCATGGCCGATACGCAGGCCACGCCTTCCAGCGATTGGCCGTTCACCAGGATCGTGCCGACGTTGTTGTTCGACAGGAACGGCGTGGTGGTCGGTGCGTTCGGCGAAACGACGATCGAGGTCTCGCTGTCGGCGTAGTCCAGGCACGCCATGTTGAAGGTGGCGGTGATCTTGCCGTCGGACGGGATGTCGAGCGCGAAGGTCGAAACGTGCGCCCCCTTGAACACGCCGTAGACGCCGACGTCGTCGTATCCTTTCGCGATCGAGAATGTGTGGCGGGTATCGCCAACACTCAGCACGTTGCCAGTCCAGTTGCCGTAAAACGCGGCCTCAAGCAGCTGGTCGAACGAGCCGAAAGAGAATTCCGACGTCAGATCGCCGCCGATATCGATACTGGTGGCCACAGAGCCTTGGCTCAGGCGGGTGTCGGTGATCTCGTCACTGACTTGGGTGTTGACGGTCGGGGTCAGTGCGTTGCCGGTCAGGCGCAGCGTGTCCCAAGTACCGGTGGGAGTGACGCCGGGCGTCATCTCCGCAATGATGTGGCTTACAACTTTTGCGCCAGAGCTCATTGGAGCCTCCTATTCGCGGGCATAAAAAAACCCGCGAGCGCGGGTGGGTTATGGATTGATTGAGCGCGAATGGCATAGCATTCCGCTCACCACTGGATCGAGAGCAAAAAGCAAATGGATGATGCAACTTGGAAGCTGATTGTTGACTCAGCACAAACAGTCGCTGCATTTGCCGGCGCGCTGTCAGCAATATTTGCCGGGTGGTCTATCAGAAAATCGACAAAAGAGAGGAAGAACAGCCACCTTCTACATCACGCCAGGACCAGCTTAGAGCGAGCTTTTCAGGCCCTCTGCGGCGACACTCCTGCCGACCAAACCCCTCTTCATGATCGAACCGCTTGGTTGACCGCTGCGCGCCTGATTGAAGATTACAAAGCCGCGAAAGTGCGAATTACAGACAAGCTGACATTGCAGGAGTGTGAAAGCCACGAAGAGCATTGGCGCTATCAGTTCTATGCACGGCTGAAGGCTATACAGAATGGTCCCGCAGGATATTTCTCACCTCGCCCTCGCGGGGAGGAAATTCAGAAAGCGTCCGCGATTGTAGTTCATGCCTTTGCGACTTGGCCGAAAGGAAAGCCTGACCCTCTGGAAAAATATAAGTCCACTGATGACGCCTATGACAAGCTTGGAATCCACCTGCTTTGGTTCAAGTTACGTCAGTACTGCAACCGGATCTAACCGGCTCGAAACCGGATGTTTACGTTGATTTGGTAGAAGCCCTCGAACTCGCCGGCCACCACTTGGCTGGCTTCCATGCACTCGAGGTCGCCGGACATCCAGTAGGCGAAGTGCGCCTCAAGCGCGTCGGCCAGTTCGTTGACGGCCTTGGTGCCGGTGCGCTCACGGGCGAAGCATTGGATGCTGATCTGCCCGGGCTTGCGTGTGTGCGGCCGGTCGGCCATGCCAGCCATGAAGGCCGAGGCGTATTGAATATTCAGCCGGCACCAGAGGCCGGTCGCCGGCGGCGTGAACACTGCCGGCTGGTTCGGGTAATCGATCCGCGCCTGGTCAATGCCAGTGAAAGCGACCATGCGGCCGGTGATGAGCGCTCTGATCTGCTCGAAGGTCATTTGTAGGCCTCGGATACGCCGATGAACGCGAGGTCATAAACCCCGCCGGGCGCCTGCGTGGAATGCCCCAGCTCGAGCATCTCGCCGTAGGGGCTATTCGTTTGGATGTAGATAACGGGAAACTGACCTGAAGCCTTGATGAGCATGCTGCCCTTGCTGATGGTTTCTCGGCCTGATGGGTCGACGTTGTCGGTCACGCTCATGTCGGGAGCGCCAATCGAGACCAGATGACTGCCTCGGAACGTGCCGCCGATGTAGCCCTTGCCTGCTGCCTGCGCTTTGACGAAGTAGTTTTCCTCGCGCTCGCGCTTGGTCAGCTTCTTGAAGGATCGGCCGCCGGTGCGCGCCGCGTTGCGGGCGTCGACATTCGCGTCATAGGCATCAGCCAGCGCCACATTCTTCATACGCAGCGCCACGTTGGCCTGCCACAGGTCAGGATTGCCGACCGGCGAACGGTTCACTACCTCCGTGAGCATGGCGGTCGCAATGACGCGCGCCATCTGGGTAATGTCCTCGCCAGCCTGATCAGCAAAGTCTGTGAGGCTATGGCTCCAGCCCGCCTTGTTCGTCATCAGACTTTCCTCAGCTGGATCTCGTAATGGGCGCCGGCCGGGTCGGTCTGGACGTTGACCACGTCAAAATCGTTGATCTTGTGGCCGATGTCCGGCACCCCGCCGATCGTTTCGTTGGTGAGCGCGATCAGCAGTTGGTCGGTGGCGCGGATGTTCACGCCGTCGACCTGTGCGATCTTGAATGCGTCGAACACACCTCGGCCGGTGTAGGCGATGACAACGGGGTCGCCCGCCGCCTCAGTGACCGGATCCCACGTGCCCGGCAGAGTCACGCCACCGCTGAATGGCTTCACGGCGTCCGCCAGGTCAGTGTCGAAGGCCTCAGCCAGATCCGCCTGGATCTCTTCACGTACGCCCATGGGTCACCTATACACGTCGAAGCTGTAGGCGCTCCGCATCCACGGATTAAGGAGCGCCAGAGCGAACTGGACATCACCCGGCTGAGCGATGATCTTGCTGCTATCCAACGAGCCGAAGGTCTTGCTGGTGGTCACCGATCCCGCTTTCACGGTCTTTGCTTCCAGATTGCCTTCCGTCTTCTGTTGGTACAGCTTGCCGTCGGCGGCTGTCTTCGCCAGTTCCGCGCCGGCCTGCTTCACCTCTTCGGGAATGGCGTCCATATCCACGCCTACCAGGTTGAGCGAGGTCAGATAGGCGTTCGCCTGCAGCACGGCGCGGGCCTTCTTGTCGTCTGGCGCCCATGAAGGCCCGAGCTCGGCGTCAACGTCCGCCACGGTGATGTAGGTAGCCATCAGGCCTCCGCTTGAATAAGTGGGGCCGAAGCCCCGGGTGTTACTGGTTGGCCTTCAGCAGCGCGAGCAGCTCAGGCTTCGAGTCGTTAACCTTGTAGGTCACCCTCTTGGCGTCGAGCTGTTCCTTGATCTGCACGACGGTCAGTTCGTCGAGAGCTGAGCCGTTGCTCTGCGATGCAGGAGTCAACCGCGCGACGTCTGCACGGAGCAATTCAACTTCACCCAACAGTTCATCACGCTTGCTCTTCAGCGAGGCGATGCCGTCGTGAATGGAGGTCAAGGCATCGAACAGACGAATCGGCAATTCGCCGGCGCCAGGATGTTCCAGCGGAGCGAGACCTTCGGCTGCTTCGATCAACAGCACGATGCCGTCGCGCTCTGCATTCAACTTGTCGATCAGCTCCTGCAGCGCTGCGACATCAACACCGCCT